AATGCACGCGGTAACCGACTATGCTTTTTGATAGATATTCTATGTCTTAGCTATTGGTGTTATATGGATATCCAAAGAGGCTTATACAGCCAAGGTTGCTCCTGCATCGTGTCTATATGCATAGCAATATATGGCTTTAACCACTGGGGGAAAAGAGATAAAAAATGACACTGCTACTATCAACAACCATCGACCCTTTCAAGTTTATCAATTTCGCTAACTCAAATGCCCATTGGAGCAAAAAGGCTGCAATCAAACATCGACTTTATTTCGAATTCTACATCGCTAACAAAATGGCTCTAAAACTAATACAATTGCCCGTGGTTGCGAAAATTATACGAATTAGCCCCAGGGCACAGGATTATGACAATTTCGTTTACAATTGCAAAACAATAGTCGATTTTTGTTGTGATTGTATAAAACCTGGACTAGCACCTGGAAGATCAGATGGACAAGGGGACATAAAAATTGAATACTACCAGGAAAAAGGACAACCCAAACAATATGCAATCAGGATTGAAATATGGAAGCTCAATGCTTGAGAAAATAGACAAATTCATAGACTATTTCACGAAAATCACTAAAGATGAAGCCGATTTTATCGAAAATATCTTAGAGTGGGATGATGAAACAAAAATAGCCTTCCGCCTTGCAAAAAATATATTCGAAGATAATATTAAAGAAAACAATATCGAATGATCTTTATTACTCATCCTCACTCATCTTATATCCTGAATAAAAAACTTACACACATCTTTCTCTTTGTCGTAAGGTATATCCGTAAAATAACTCTGATACATGAATGCCTTAGACTTGTATCTATAACAGTTCTCTTTAAATGGACAATTCCCACCTTGGCATTTTGATATATCAGGCATTATTTATGTTCTTTGTTAATGCTTTATGAATAAGCTGTATTAAATAGGGTCGATCATCTTTACTTACATGCGTATTAATAAGTATTGACAACGAAGCGCAAATTCCATTCAAAATATTATCTATCGCTTCAATATCTTTTTCAGGATATTTTTTCCTCATCAATTTATATATCAGTAATCCATCTTCTGCAAAATGGGGATTTTCTTTTGCTGGCAAATCTTCAAAACTTTTTCTGGTCATTATTTCACCACATACAACTATGTTTTCTGGATATTGTTTTGCAACACATTTTCAATGTCAAATAAAGGTATTCTTCAAAATGATCCTTCGGTATATCTATTTTTTCAACTTCATTAATTAAATTTTCTAATTCAGTTAACTTTTTTGATTTCTCAATAAATTTCCTTTCATAATCTTCCGTCATTTAATCTCCTTGATCATCATAGAGCGCAAGCGGTCAATCTCCTCTTGCTGCTTAATGTATAGCTTCATCAAATCCGTATGCCTAGCAAATAGTCCTCTCCTCATATTCTCCACTCGATCATAAAGCGCACGATGCTCCTTCTTCAATAAACTCATCTCATCATCATCTACAAAAAGATCTAATTGTATATTCATAACATTTTTCCAATAACTTTTTCCAAAGTCTCAATTCTATTTTCCAATCCCAATATGTAATCATTGGACAAACCCTTCAATTCTTTGCAGGGCTCAATCTTTTTAGGCTTTGGTACGTCTGGAATATATACATAGCACCATGAATATGAAGATGCATCAACCGGGCCTATTGTTTCAATATCATATGAATTCGAAATCCAAACTTTATGATGATCCGTTATATAAATATCTATATTCATTTCAGGCTTTCTATCAGAAAACTTTGTCCATTTGAAATTATCCATGCTTATACCTAAATATTACTGTTTTTAGGTATAAGTATACATTTCTTGATATAACTGCGCTACTTAAACATTTTTCTTTACATCACCTAAGTTCTCAAAAATCAGATCTACAATACATTTCTGTAAACTTATACCCCTCTTAACACAATACACTTTCAATATATGGTGAAACTCAGGGCTTACCCTGAGCTGTATATTCTTATACACTTCTTTTTTCATCGTAAACCTCATTTAATCTTGTCATAATCTCTAACAACGTTTCATAACTCCACAAATAGCTAAAACTATCTCTTATTGCATTTTTAGCATGTACATGGATATTTTCATTCCTATCAATAGTGTTCATAAAATTATCTACCGCTTCTTGATTTATATCTTTTTTCATTAATAAAAATCTTTCATCTTCTTTATATTCTTGAATAATCCCAAATTCATTTTTTCTCATAATTAACCCTCATCATTTTGTTATTTGAATTTAAGGCCGATTACTCGGCCATATATTTTTTGTTATTTTTCAAAGTTTTCATATAATATTCTTATACTTTCATCAAATGTATACCATTCATCAGACGTACAAAAATCATGATCTCTAGCACCTTTAACCATCCATTCCATCGATTTATAAAAACGATCACTTATCTTATAAAAATTTAAACTGTTTTCAAAATACTCTTTCAAAGATGTATCTGGATATTCATCTAAATTTTCATACCATCCATGAACTCCATCTATAATTCTATTTACTTTTATTTCTAATTCCATAAACCCCTCATCATCTTTGTTATTTGTTTCTCAAGCTCTTTGCTTGATATCTATAATATATCATATCACACAATTTCACGCAAACATTATTTCATGCAAAATAAAATGTTTGCAAAAAAAATATACAATAAATTATTTATTATACATGAATGCTCAGCTAGAATTATTCAAACCTACTTTTACACAAACAATGATACATGGTGATTGTCTAGCTGAAATGAAAAAAATGGATGATAATTCCATAGACTTTATTGTCACAGATCCCCCATTTGGAATTTCATTCATGTCAAAACATTGGGATCATCAAATACCTTCACATAAATACTGGAAAGAAATGTTAAGAGTATGCAAACCCGGTTCAATGATGGCGTGTGCTGGATTACCAAGAATGATTCATCGCCTAGGATGTATTATTGAAGATTCTGGATGGATTATTCGTGATATGATAATGCATTTATTCGGTCAAGGTTTCCCTAAGAGTCACAATCATTTTGGTTTTGAAGGCTATGGCACAGCTTTAAAGCCTTCCTGGGAAGGTTGGTTATTATGTATGAAACCATTAGATGGAACATATAAAGAAAACGCCGAAAAATGGGGCTTAGCTGGTATTAATATTAAATCTTGTAGAATAGGTACTGATGGAGCGACTAAAAGAAGCGAGCAAACACAATATCCGAAAAATGAAAATGGAACAGAAGATAGATCTCAGCATTGGGCTCGTACAGGTCACAAAATTGAAAATCTTGAAATCGGTAGATGGCCAGCAAATTTAATCCTGGATGAAGAATCTGCCGAAATGCTAGATCAGCAAAGCGGAATTAGTAAATCTCCCTTAGTAGGAAATAGAAAAGGAAAAAGACATAATATTGATGGTTGGGGACATACAAGTCAGGAAGAAAATTTTCCGTGTTATGGTGATTCTGGAGGAGCTAGTCGATTTTTTTACTGCGCCAAAGCTTCATCATCCGAAAGAAATAAAGGCCTTGAAGGATTGCCTATTAAAGAAACTCACAGGTATGGTTCAGGAATAGGAGAAGGAAAGCATCCGGAATTACCTTCAAAGGGTCAAAATACACATCCAACCGTTAAACCCATTTCTTTAATGAAATATATCATCAAACTCTTAGCCCCTCCAGGAAATCCAACACTACTTGATCCCTTTGCAGGATCTGGGACAACAATTTTATCAGCAAAAGAATTAGGCATAAATGCTATCGGCATAGAAAAAGAACAGGAATATTACGAAATAGCTAAAGCGAGAATAGAAAATGGCTAGACCTCCTAAAGAAATTAATTGGCAAGTTGTTTTACTTAAAATGCAATGCCGTTGCACTGCTAAAGAAATTTTCTCCGATTTGCAAATAGATGATAGTACTTTTTATGATAGATTTAAAAAAGAATTTAATGAAAGTTTTCAAGATTATTCGAGTAAAATGCACGCGGTGGGTTCTAGTAATATTAAATACATGCAATATATTAAAGCTTTAGATGGAAATATGAATATGCTTATTTTATTAGGTCGAGAATGGTTAGGACAACAACAAAATGATGATAGTAAGCAAAATTCTCCAATTCAAGAACAAATAGACTATAAACATAAAATCATGTTACTAGAGCACGAAAATGCAGAGCTTAAAAGAAAAATCGAAGATAACACAAGTAACAAGCCCCAAACAAAATCAGAGCTTTTCAGAGGCGCACCACCGTTTTAACATCTGGGTAGGCGCTGTATCTTCAGGTAAAACATTCTCTTCAATAGAACGATTTATTTACGACTTAAAGAATGGCCCTCCTGGTGAAGCCATGATCATTGGCGTAAACCGTACATCTATTCAGCGTAATATACTTACACATATGTATAGACAAATGCGCTTCCCTGTACCCACAGAGAAAGCACAAAAGGATAATATCTATGGGCGTGTTGTTTGGTTTGTCGGTGCTCCTGATGTTTCTGCTGTATCTACAATACAAGGCTCAACTCTAGCTTTAGCATATGTTGATGAGGCTACATGTCTTCCTGAACCCTTTTGGAAGATGTTAGAATCTCGTATGCGTGTACCTGGGGCAAAGATACTAGCTACATGCAACCCTGAAGGCCCAGCACATTGGTTAAAGAAAGACTATATTGATAACAAAGAATTAGATCTAGCATGCTGGCAATTCAACTTAGAAGACAACCCAACCTTGGATGAAGCCTATAAGCAACAAATTAAAGCATCATATACAGGAATGTGGTATAAACGTTACATACTTGGAGAGTGGACATTAGCCACAGGCGCAATATATGACACGTATGACATGGATAACGAATATACAAACCCCTATGAGATGCCGAATTATTACATCGTGGGTATCGATTATGGCACTACCAATGCGACAGCTGCGGTACTCATCGGGGTTAGTCCGAATAAATGGCCTCAATTACACGTTGAAGCGGAATATTATTATGATTCTGCCAAAACAGGGAGATCCAAAACCGATGCTGAACTCGTCAAAGACATTAAAGATTTCATTGGTTATAAAAGTATATCAGCAATTTATCTTGATCCGTCTGCCGCTTCCCTTAAAATTGCATTACGTCAAGCAGAATTACCCGTCCTTGACGCGCTTAATGATGTCGTACCTGGAATAAAAACT